ATTGAGGGTACTGCGTCACCGAGGGGTGCCGACGGTACCTTTCAGAAGGGTCTCGAAGAGTTTGAGTGATAATTAATAGCGAGGTTTTCTAACACTCGCGTTATGGCACGCCGCCGAGCCAAGAGATCACGCCGAAGAAGCCCGAAGACGATCAGCCTCTACAACATGGCTGTAGGATATGGAAACCTAGCGATCCTAACTGAAGGCACCATGGGAACATCACCCTACGGAGTCATCACCGGATCTACAGACCTAGGCTACAAGTCAGTTTCAGATGTTGGCCTTGGTGCCACCTCGATGACACTGTCAGGCGCCGGGGTCATTTCCCTGGGCGATATCCTAAACGAGCCTTCTCTAGCTATGAATACGATCATGCAGAACGCTAAGAGCAACGCTGTTCCCATGGCAATAGGTGCCATCACCTTCAATGCAGGCGCGAAGATCTTCAGGAAGACCATGGCAAAACCATTCAGAGAGGCGAACAAGCTCATCAAGCCCCTTGGCCTTGGAGTGAGGTTGTGATTCTATGGCAACAAACACGACTACCGGAAACCTCGTTTGCTCGGACGGAACCAACATTCCCCTGAAGTTAGATCTCGTAGAAGGCACAGAAACCAGCTTGACCACAGATACTGCATATACCGTTGCAGCTCAGAACGTCGGCGACTTCGCTCCTGGTAAGACAGTAGTGTCTGGCCTAGTATCGTGTGACAATGGGGTTGGGTACTGCTACATTCTCTCGCAGGGTCTGGTAGCTGCAATCGTTCCCTGGTCTGTCAAAGGTGCTGTAACCGATGGATCGCCAGCGCTCTGCCAACCTTACACTCTCAAGGCTGGTGACATCGTTAAGTGCATGAACAATACGGCCGCTGACAGAGAGGCTTCAATGGCAGTCTACACTGCTCGAGGTGTTTCTAGAATCTTCACAGTCACTCCAACGGGTGGAGCGACTAACGAACTTGTCGATCTTCAAACTGGAAATAGTATCGGGGATACACTCCAAGGAGACCGAATCGTGAAATGGTTTGGAACGTCTGTTGACGCTGCGAAGATTGAGACGCAGGGCTTCTTCGTCGTCGACGCCCTGGGTAACGTCATCGGTTCGTGTGCGGCTGGTAGCCCCATCGTGCAACAGCCTAGCTTCTCTCCAGCGAGCACTGCCATCGCTCTGAACTACAAGGCCCAGTTCCTAACCAACGCATGAGGTGGGATCCATGGGAAAGCTCACCAAGGCCGCTGGACGCCGACGACTCGCCGAGATCGAGGCGAAATCAAAGAAACTATTCCTTCGAGGATTCATCAGCACAAAGGATCTCGATACCATAGAGCGGATATGCAAGTCTCGAACGAAGCAATTGAAGTGATAGGATGCCGCTTCCAGATGCCCCAGGGGAATCCCCACGCGTCTACAAGCTCTTCAAGAACACCACTCTCGAGAACGTCACTAACGATAACCTCACTCTGGTAGGTGATCCAATCAGTATCGAGATGCTTAACGAGGATGAACTGCGGCGCCTGGTGCTCGTACAACTAGCTCGTCTAAGCGTCAAACAAGAATGGGATGGACTCCTCGGGTGATCTCATGCCATTACCAGACGCCAACAAGAAGTCGCCCAGGGTCTACACCAACCTGCAGAACATAGATCTCGACACTGTCACGTTCGCAAATGTCCAGTCCACTGGCAATCCCATAGCTGTAGAGGAGATGAATGAGGACGAGATGAGGCGTCTTGTCCTGGTTAACCTGGCACGCCTGGTATGTGCCGGCGAATGGAACGGGCTCCTAAGTGCAGGTGGGGGCACGGACGCCCCCGTCTTCGTCCCTTTCAGCCAGGCTAACACTAGCGGAGATGATTCATTCATTCCGACCTGCCCGATCGCAACTGGCTACAGCAGCTCGAGTACTCTCGATTCCCACTATGACACACCCTCACACTATCCGTTCTATTCGGGAGATTATGATGAGGTTGTAGAATATTCGATTTTCTTCACTGGTGTTGCTGGAACTGCAGGGACTAGCGGATCCCTGGCGATCTATACTCTGTCAACTGCTGAAGACACTGGATGGGCTGTGGGTCGACCGATGGCGATGGTCACTAACTCAGAAGTCAGCTATGCAACCGATACCTCAGGGAGAGTCGAGATAACCCCTGGCTCAACTGTCACTCTCACACCCAAGACTTGGTACTCCATCGCCATCGTCGGCGATGGCAGCTTCACGACCTACCCCACTATCAGACGGGCCAGTGAAATCACTCACTTTTGGGGTGATCCAAACTACGGCGGGCTAAAGGCCGCTAGTGAAACGAATTACACGCTCCCAGCCTCCTATACGACGAGCACGACTTGGTCGGCATCATCGGCGTTGTTCTACATCCCTAAAGTCTGGTGGAGGGGAACCAATTGAGGACTGTCACGAAATGCGCCCCTGATGGATCAATCATCTCTAGCCACGAGGAGGATGTAACTTGGGCCCGGGTCAGAGCAGAGCGCGACCAGGCTCTAGCGGATTCCGACTGGCGAGCTCTCAAGGATGTCACGCTGCCTAACCCTTGGAAGGAATACCGCCAGGCTCTACGCGATCTCGGCGGCTTCGATACCGCCAACGACGCTGCAGACGCATGGCCGGTGATGCCTGATGAGTGACCTCACAGAGAAGGCTCGAGACATCTTCCAGAAGAACGGAATGGCATTTCTCCTCGGATGGATCCTCGGCATGGGCCTCGGCCAGAGTCTCTGGGATTCAATCGTCGGGGTGCTCTGATGAGCAAGCGAAAACCTGACCAGGTTATCGAGTTCAGAATTTCTCTCCAGGATCGAGAGAAAGAAATGTTCGACTCCCTGGTCGGCGCGTACCAGATCGACAAGTTCTCTGAGGCCGTTGACCAGGCTCTTTCATTTCAGAACGTCTACCTCGGCATCACGCTGATTGAGATTGCCACTGGGAAAGAGATCCTGTTCGGTACTCCCAACGATCTCAACGACCTCATCGCCGACGTCCGCACCTGGTGGGCAGCTAACAAGGACGAGTTCGGCCCTGGTCTCTGGAACTTCTTCAAGGGCCTGTTCGAGAGAGCTCCTCTGACTGCAGCCCAGGAGGCAGCCATCCAGGAGACAGCTACACTCTACCAGCAGCAAGCAGGAGTCAATCCAGCTACAGGCCAGGCATACACGAGTGTGGCGCAGCTTTGGGCCCAGGCATTCGGTGTCAATCTACCCTGATTCAAAGAATTGGGAAAAGAGGCCTCTACCCCTAGGGGGGAGAGCTAAAACCAACGCAGTGTGGATCCAGAATTGCGCACATTCGCAGTTTTTCTCCGCAATTCAAACAAATCGCCTCCTCAACATCTACAGCGCCCATCACCAAGTCCGGATTGAGATTGTCCATAATCTCTCCCCAATCTACGAAGCGGATCAGAGTGTCCACGCTGGTATCCTCCAGGAAGAGATCCCAACCGTACCAACAGTCCGCCTCGAGGGGGATCTCATCGTACCAATCTTCACTCGTCATTTCTTACACTCACACTCCATCAGCATCCCCGGGATCCAGTTCGTCGGTTTCATACAGCGGAGACAGAATCTAATTGGCATCTTCAATCCCCCTCTGTTGATTGCGGATCCTTCTGTTCCTAGTGCGACACTCGCCGATGAGAGCTTGGTCTGGTGTGTGTGCTGGACGATGCAGCATGATCCATCCTCGAGGTCGTCCTCGCCCCGTCCAGTGCCGTTCTAGCTGTGCACGGACCTTCTTGCCACACTTGCGGCACTTGCGCTGTAGATGCGCTGTAGAGTCCCTGCACTGCCATACCCACCACTGGAGGCAGTTAGGGCACTGGTAGAGTCCCTTCTTCATCGAACATACCTCTGGTTGGTTACATCTGCCACAAAGTGATCCATCGCTTCACAACGCAGACAAATAACCGTCCAATAAAGCAAGTTGTATTCGCTATCAAACTTTAGATCCATCTCATCGAGGTCAATGTTGTCTCCGCATTTACATTCAGATAAGCTCATTCTTTCGCCTCCTCGATCATCGCCCACATTACTTCCTTATCTTTCTCCAAGAGCTTCACTTCCTTCTGCAGACGCTTCACCTCTGCCTCCCATACGCGTGAGAAGAGTATGCAACGGCTCACATGGTACGATCTACCGTTCGTTCGGCTGTGCTTAGGCCACTGGATGAAGACGGCGTGGGCTTCGGGCGAGAGGCTGATTGATTCTATTGCCATGGCCTCTCCTGGCATTGATAGTTAATAACAATAACTCTGTTTGAGTAACGGACAATCACTATTAACGGCGAACAAGGATGGGTGGGCGCTGCGGGGGGCTGAAAAGCATCAAGATAAGCACCTTCATGGGCGGTGCACCACTGGAGCATAGCGGGAGCACCTATGCCTATTGACCCAATTACCCTTCTAATCGCCCTAACTAGCCTGAATTTGCTTGCTCTCGGAGCTCTAGCCCTCTGGATCCGGGCAGAACTCGATGCTGCAGTGGTAGAATTGGACTCTGCCCTGGCTCTGGCCATCAAAGCGACGATGGATCAGCTCGGTGATGGTGTCATGGGCGGGTTCGATCCGGTCAATCCAGTGCAAGCTGCGATAGCGTCGATGATTCAGGCGTATGCAAGCAACAAAATCACCACGATTGAGGGTACTGCGTCACCGAGGGGTGCCGACGGTACCTTTCAGAAGGGTCTCGAAGAGTTTGAGTGATAA